TTGTTTTGCCTGTGGTGAGGAAGTTATCGACTACATCTTTGTTGAAAAGTTTATACTTTCTCTTGAAGAAAAATACAAAGTGAATATTGTACAGCTGGGGTATGACCGATATAACGCAATATCCACTATACAAAAGCTGGAGGCAGGCGGAATTGAATGCGTTGAAATCAAACAGCATTCATCGGTGCTGCATTCGCCGACAAAGCTTTTGAAAGAAAAGATTTTGAGCAAACAGTTTAAGTATGATGAAAACCTGATGCTTGAAATAAACTTCCAGAATGCACGGTGCACGGAAGATACCAACTTAAACAAGTACGTCAACAAAAAGAAATCTGTTGGCAAGGTGGATATGGTGGTTTCTCTTATAAATGCCACATACCTTGTGGAGCAGGATATGCTTTTTGGTACTGATGACTTTGTAGTACAGACATAAGGATGAGATACAATGGGATTTTTTGATTTTTTTAAAAGAGAAGACAGGGCGGAGGAAGTTGTAAGTTCTTCGGGCGGTGACGAACTTATCAAAGCTCTGCTCAGTAACAACAATGTTACAAGGGAAATGGCACTGGAAATTCCCGAAATTGCGGGTACCATTGACCTTGTTGCAGGCATCATTGCCAGCACACCGATAAAGCTTTACACAGCGGTGGATGGCAAGGTGAAGGAGATAAGCGAAGACCGCCGTCTGCGCCTGCTCAATGATGAAACGGGAGACACGCTGACAGCCAACGAGTTCTGGCGCGCAATCACCGAGGACTATTATCTTGGCAAAGGCGGTTATGCTTATATCAATACATACCGCAACACAGTGGAAAGTCTGCACTATGTTAAAGAGTCAGAAATTGCAATCTGCAAAAACTTTGACCCGATATTTAAAGATTTTGACATCTATGTTTCAGGCAACAGATATTACCCGTGGCAGTTTATAAGGATTTTGCGCAACACAAAGGACGGTGCAAGCGGCACACCGATTACTGCAGAAAATTCAAAGCTTATATCGGTTGCATATTCTTCCCTTAAATACGAACTGAACGCGGCCAGACGAGGCGGTAATAAAAAAGGTTTTCTCAAAAGTGAGAAAAAACTGGAAGAACCTGCGCTTAAGTCTTTGCGAAGTGCTTTTTCCCGTCTTTATTCTGATGACACCGAGGCTTCCGAGCCGTTTATCGTACTTAATGGTACTATCGACTTTAAGGAGAGCAGCAATACTCTTGCTGAGATGCAGCTTAATGAAAATAAAACTGCAAATGCCAAGGAGTTCGCAAAGCTTTTCCACGTTTCTCCGGAAGCGGTGAGCGGTGGAACAGCGGACACTTCCACAATAGCAAAGCTTGCGGCAATTCCGCTTATGGGTGTTATTCAGTCGGCGCTTAATCGTGATTTGCTGAAAGAAAAAGAAAAAGGCAAGCTATATTTTGCTTTTGATACCAAGGAACTGCTGAAGGGTGACATCACCGAGCGTTACAATGCATACAAAACTGCGCTGGAAGCAAACTTTATGCAGCCTGATGAAGTGCGTTACCTCGAAGACCTTGAGCCTCTCGGTCTCAACTTTATCAAACTTGGCCTGCAGGATGTACTTTATGACCCCGATACAAAAGAAATCTTCACACCGAATACAGGCAAAATGCAGACACTTGAAAATGGAGCATTGTCTGACGGCAGCGAAGATGATATAATTGAATCAAGGGCAAATCCAAACCACGACCCGAAGACCGGGAAATTTACAAGTGGTAAAGGCAGTATCCGCAGGAAAAAAGGCGGACCGAAATATGCAACACAGAATAACACCGTATCGAAAGGTATAACCCTGAGCGCTAAAGAGTACAATATCGTGACAAGTGCTCTGGCTACAAATTTCCCTGATTTAAAAACAGGCAAAAAGAAATTCAGTTACGGCGATTACAATTATGATGTAACAGTCAACGGCTTTGGTGACTATACAATCACACGAAGAAGAAAAATCAGCGACAGACGCAATGCTATCAAAGAGAGGGCAAAGAAAGATGACTAAGCTTACGGATTTTGAAGAAAAAACAGCAAAACTGTTAAAACATTTGCTTATAGACGATACTGTTGACCCGGACAGCCTGAGCGGTGACACAGTAGCGGATGAAGTTTGTGATTATATCGCCACTTTTGAGGACATTGGTCTGGAAAAAGAATTTATTGAATTTGTGGAAGCTAACCCAAATGTAACTTTGGAGCAGTTAGGTGAGTTTTACGACAGTCATGTAAATTTGATGGTTGAGACAGATTAAAATTTAACAACTTAATACCTAAAGAGCACTATGTATTTTGCATAGTGCTTTTTTGTTGCCATTTTTCTGTGAAAGGAGGTGACAAGTATGAAGATAGAAGTAAGAGCTGACGGTGTTCATATTTCAGGTTATGTCAACGTCACAGAAAAACAGAGCCGTCCTGTTATCACTCCGCACGGCAAGGTTATCGAAGTTATCGAACCGAGAGCCTTTGAAAAGGCACTTGCCCGCGCAGGTGATATTTCGGTTACGGTAGACCACGACTCCACACACATTTACGCAAGCACAAGAGAAGGCAGCCTCAAGATGTTCGAAGACAATATCGGTCTGCACGCAGATGTTCTGATTGTTGACCCTGCAATTATCGAAATTGCAAAACAGGGGAAAATCAAGGGCTGGTCCTTTGGTATGTACAATGTCGTGGACACTCTGGAACAGCGTGCTGACAAGCTGCCTTTGCGCAGAATTTCCGATATGGACATTGACCATTTGACTTTGGTAGTCAAAAAGAACCCTGTTTATTCCGCCACAAGCGTGGAGGTAAGGGCAGAAAACGAAATCGACCTTGAACTCAGGGCGATGGATATTACACCACAAATTACGCAGACAGCGGATGACAACCCGCCGCATGCGTCTTTTGATATTAAGGCTTATAAAGAAAGAGCCGACAAACTGAGAAAATAATTTTTTATTTACGGAGGTAAAAGGATGAAAAAACTTATTGAAAAACGTGCTGAATTGCAGGATGAAATGGACGTACTCCTCAACAAGGCCGAAACAGAAAACAGAGCACTGACAGACGAAGAAGTAAAACGCTTTGATGAAATCGAAGCAGAAATCAACGCTATCGACGTGACACTTGCAAAGAAAGACAAGGCACGTGGCATGGAAAACCGCGCAAATGCAGAAGACAAAACAGTTGAAGAAAGAGCAGCGGCAGAAGAAAAAGCTTTCTGCGACTATGTTCTTGGCATCGCAACAGAAAACCGTGCTCAGCTCACAGAGGGCGCAAACGGCGTAATCGTTCCAACAACAATCGCAAACAGAATCATCGAAGAAGTAAAAGCACAGGTGCCTTTCTTCCAGTATGCAGACCTTTACGAAACAGCAGGCAAACTCAGCATCCCTGTTTACACAGAAGATTCTGAAAACTACATCAATGCTGATTATGTTGATGAAGGCACAGACCTTACAGATAACGTTGGCAAGTTTATTACAATTGACCTTATTGGTTTTGTTATCGGTGCACTTGCGCTCCTTTCCAACAAGCTGAAAAACAACACAGACATTGATGTTTCTGCGTTTATCGTAAAACAGGTTGCAAAAGCTATTTCCCGCAGACTTATGAGAGAGTTTACAATCGGTACAGAAGGCAAAATCAGAGGTGTTATCAGCACAGATACAGTTATTACTGCAGGCGCAGCTGCAGCACTTACTTATGATGACCTTGTAAACCTTAAACAGAAGATTCCACAGGCATACCGTGAAAAAGGTGTGTGGGTAATGCATCCAAACACATATGCAGCGGTGCTTAAACTCAAGGACGGCAACCAGCGTCCATACTTTGAAGAAGGCAAGCCAATCCTTAACCGCCCTGTTATCGAATCCGAAGATATGCCGGAAATTGCAACAAAGGCAAAACCTATTGTTTTTGCTGACCTTTCCGGTTACGCAATCAAAGGCGCAAAAGAAGTTGAGGTGCAGATTCTCCGCGAAAAATTTGCAACAAAAAATATGCTTGGCATCCTCGGCTTTGCTGAATATGATGGTGAAGTGGAAGACAAGCAGAAAATTGCAGCACTCCAGATGGCTTAACAAGGAGGTTTTCATATGAAACTTTACAAAGCGACAACAAGTTTTGCAGGTAAGGTTTGTATGGCTGTAAACGAAGAAAGAAGACTGGCAGACAAGGACGCTGCCGGTCTTCTTAAAGCCGGTTATATCAAGCCTGTTGAAGCAGAACAGCACGAAGAACAGCAGAGCGGCAGCGATGATGCGGAATCTGTTGGTGAAACAGCAGAAAACGTTGCTGAGGCAACAGAAACTGTACTGAAACAGCGGAAAACGTTGTTGAAACTGCAGAACAGCCAAAAAGCAAAAAGAAATAATGCGAGGTGCAGGCTATGAAGATAAGCGAACTTACAGCAGACGAAGTTCTTGGCTTTATCAAAGTGGAGAAGGACGAACAGTCTGACAAAGATATGGCTGTGATTATGCCTGCGGCAAAGTCTTATATAAGCCGATACACAAAGCTTTCAGAGGAAGAACTGGACGAGTGCGAGGATATTACAATTGCATATATTGCACTTTGCCAGCACATGTATGACAACCGCACCTTTGCGCTTGACAGCAAAGAGATAAACAGGGTTGTTGAAAGCATTCTCGGCCTGCACGACCATAATTTGGTGGGGTGATTTTATGATGATTAACCCTGGCGAGTTCCGCCACAAAATTACCATTCAGAAAAGCACCGAGAGTACTGACAGTGTGGGCAATCCAGTTATCGACTGGAAGGACTGGAAAAAGCCTTATGCAAAAATCAACAGTCTTTACGGGCAGGAATACTGGCAGGCAGCGGCACAGGGACAGGAAAACACTGTGGTTTTCACTTTGCGGTGGAGCAAGGCACTGCAGATACTTGCCGAGACCAAGCAGCTTACACAGCACCGAATTGTATACAATGACCTGCCTTATGACATTATCAGCTGCGACAACATAAATTCTGAAAACAAGCTGGTAAAGATAAAGGCGGTGAACCGATGAAATGTACAATTGACGGTCTGGCCGATGCGGTTCAGGCAGAGCTTGAAGCGTACAGCCAGGATGTTACAGATGGTATAAAGGAAGACTGCCGACAGGTTGCAAAGGAGTGCAGGGATGAAATAAAGCAAAACAGCCCTGAACTGACAGGGGATTACAAAAAAGGCTGGCGGGTTAAAACCAACTTTGAAAGCCGCGAGGACATCCGTCTGACAGTTCACAACAAAACCGATTATCAGCTCACACACCTGCTGGAAAAAGGCCATGCGGGTGTGGGCGGTACGGCAAAGGGGTCTGCTCCTGCTTATCCGCACATTGCACCTGCTGAACAGCACGCTGCCGAAAAACTTGTGAAGAAAGCAAAAACGAGGGTAAAAGGATGACAACAGAACAGGTAAAAAAGATTCTTGAAACAACAAACTATCCTGTAGCCTACAGATTTTTCAAAACTGCACAAAAGGCACCTTATATCTGTTTTCACGGCCTTGGCGACAGCCCTTTCTTTGCTGATGGCGAAAGATATGCAGTGTTTAACAAATTCAGGATAGAGTTATATACCGACGGAAAAAACGAAACGGCCGAAAGCATTGTGGAAAATGCTTTGGCCGCTTTTTGCTTTTCCAAAGAAGGCGAAGATTATATTCAAACAATAGACAAAACCAGAACAATTTACGAAATCGAGGGATAAAAATATGGATAAAGTAAAATTCAGCGTTAAAAATGCGCATTTTGTTCCGATGGAAGACGAAGCCAAAGGCACATATGGCGCACCGTCCCCAATGCCGGGTATGGTGTCCATTTCGCTTGACCCACAGGGCGAAAGCACCGTTTTTTATGCAGACGGCATTGCTTATTTCCGCTGTGACCAGAACAATGGCTATGCGGGCGAAATGGAATGTGCTTACTTTCTGCCGGACTTCCTCAAATATGCTTTTCAGTATACAGAGGGTACAACCAGCAAGGTTTTGACAGAAAACGCAAATAAAACATCCAAGCCTTTCGGTCTTCTGTTGGAAGAAGAAGGCGACGAAACAGGCACAAAATTTGCATTTTACAAATGCACCGCCACAAGACCTAAAAGAGCGTTTAAAACAAAGACAAACACAAAAGACCCTACAACACAGTCAATGGCAATTGTTATTGAACCGCTTCCGGACGGTGATGTTTATGCAATGACACAGGCTGATACACCTGCAGACATTGTAAACAACTGGTATAAATCTGTGTATAAGGAATCTGCAGCATCTGCTGCCTCTACATAAGGTGGTGGCATAAATGAACTGCAGGGAAATTGAATACAAGGGCGGCAAATTGGGGTTGAGAGCTTCGGCTCTTACCCCACGTCTTTACCGCATCAAGTTCGGTAGAGATATGATTGTTGACCTTAACAACCTTAAAAAGAATTTTGATAAGGTACAGAAAAACAAACAGGCAGCGGCAGAGGGCGCCGAGATTGAAGCAAACGACCCTGTTGAACTGTCCGTACTGGACCTTACAATCTTTGAAAATGTGGCATATATTATGGCACGTCAGTATGACAAAACAATTCCTGCCACAGTGGATGATTGGCTGGACAGCATCACATCAGTATTTACCGTATACGAGATTCTGCCTGAAATCCTTGAAATGTGGCAACTTAACCAGCAGACAACAGCTGTGCCGGTAAAAAAGTAAATCCCACCACAAGGCAGGAAACAGGAGCAACCTTTATGCTCCGTTGTGCCGAGTTGGGATTGCACACCGACGACCTTGACAAAATGACAATGGGAATGGTCTACGATATGCTTATTGAGCGTGCAAACGACCACGAAAAATATCCGGTCAAGGCGCGTCCCGGCACACTGAAAGATTTCCTGAAAGGTGGTGGAATTTATGGCGGACAGGATTAAAGGCATCACTGTCGAAATTGGCGGTGATACCACGGGGCTAAACAAGGCCCTCAGCGGAACAAACAGAAATATCCGCGATACACAAAGCCAGCTCAAAGACGTTGAAAGGCTTTTGAAGCTGGACCCGACAAATACCGAATTGCTGGCACAGAGGCAGAGACTTCTTGCATCATCGGTCGATGATACAAGAGAAAAACTTGAAACACTGAAGCAGGCAAGTACACAGGCTGCTGGAAATGTTAAGAACTATGATGAGTGGAAAGCAAAATTTGACCCTATACAGGAAGAAATAGCTCAAACCGAAAAAAGTCTCGATAAACTTAACAAAAAGCAGGAGAACATCGGGAAAACAAAAGGTGTAGACTCTGCAGAATATAAAAAAATTCAGCAGGAAGCAAAAGCTGCGGAAGAACAGTTAAAAAGCTTGAAAAAACAAGCCAATGCTGTGAGTGAGGAATTTGGACATCCATTGTCAGTTGAACAGTACGATGCTCTCCAGCGTGAAATTATTGCTACAGAGCAGAGCCTTAAAGGACTTGAGGAACAGGCAGAAAAAAGCAATATAGCACTAAATAAAATCAATGCTACAGCTGACAAAGTTGCGAATACTTCAGGGAAAATTGCAAAAACAACAGCACCTGCTACAGCGGCAGTCATTGGAATGGGCGCTGCTGCATTTAACGCTGCCAGCGATATGGAAGAAAGCCTGAACAAAACAGAAGTTGCTTTTGAAGATTCAGCAGACAAAGTAAAAGCTTTTGCTGAAACTTCGCTGGAAACCTACGGTATTGCCAAAGGCACTGCACTTGATATGGCCGCTTTATATGGAGATATGGCCACATCAATGGATATTCCAAGAGATGCAGCGGCAGATATGTCAATCAGTCTCACTGGTCTTGCGGGGGACCTTGCATCCTTTAAAAATATAGGCGTTGAACAGGCAATGACAGCGCTTAACGGTGTTTTTACAGGCGAAACAGAAAGCCTGAAAACGCTTGGTATAGTTATGACACAAACAAACCTTGATGCCTTTGCCTTGGAACAGGGAATAGGCAAAACAACCAGTCAGATGACTGAAGCTGAAAAGGTACAGCTGCGTTACGCTTATGTGATGGAAAAAACTAAAAACGCTCAAGGCGATTTCTCACGAACCAGCGAAGGTGCAGCCAATAGCACAAGAGTAATGAAAGAAAGCGTCAAAGAGGCAGCGGCAACCTTTGGTGAAAATCTTATCCCGATAATAACTCCGCTTATTCAAAATGTTACACAGCTTGTTCAGTGGTTTGGCAATCTTGACACTACCCAGCAAAAATCTATTATTACAATCCTTGCACTTGTTGCAGCAATTTCACCTGTGGCAGGTATTATCTCGGCAATTGCAACGATAATTCCCGTCGTCACGACGGCCGTAGCTGCACTTAATACAGTTATGGCAGCAAATCCTGCAGGCATTCTCATACTTTCATTTATTGCACTTATTGCAATAATTCAGCAGCTGTGGACGCATAGCGAAAGTTTCCGCAACTTCTGGATAGAAGTATGGACCAATGTAACAACTGCATTTGACGAAGCAAAGGAATGGGTACATTCAGGTGTTGACGAAATCGGAGCGTTTTTTGCAGGGCTTTGGAACGGCATACTGAACGGTGCAATAACCTGCGGCAACAACATTATAAATAGTATCAACAATATGATTTCCACAGCCCTTGCACCGATAAATGCACTTATCAGCGCAGCAAACAGAATCCCGGGTGTTGCTATTCCTGCATTGGAAATTGCAATCCCAAACATTCCTATGCTTGCAACGGGTGGCGTGGTTTTACACGGCAGTGCAATTGTAGGTGAGGCAGGCCCTGAACTGCTCACTGTTTCTCCTTATGGAACAACAGTTACACCTCTTACAAATTCGGGCGGAACAAAAACTGCAGGCGGTATCGGCACAGTACAGTTTATCATCCAGGGATACACCGCAGATGAAAGCCATCACATTGCTGACATTGTAAACAGAGAGTTAGGCAGGATATACGGATGAGAAAATTTAAACTTATAAACGCAAACTGTCAGGAGTTTGACCTTATGCGAAAAGATGCGTTTTTTTATAATATTTCCGGACTTGGTTTTGGTATCGAGGCGGAATATTCCCGTATTGGCAGCAAATACGTTGCTTTGAATGAGCACGAAATACAGCCTACACCAGGCGGCACAATCAGTTTTGCGGGATATCATCAGCATGATGAGTTCCGCAGTTTTTGCCGTGTTGGAGGCCTTGTTTTGGCTTTTAAGCAGTTGGATACCTGGTATTATCTTGATGTGAATATCAATATAAGCCATTCAGATATAAGCGAAAAAACACGCAGGCTGGAATGTGATATCCGCTTCACCGCCACATCCTACTGGTACGAAAAGGTGACAGCGCAAAAGGCGGCAGAGGATACATCTGTTGGCAAGGTTTATCCTTACACCTATCCGTACACCTATTCAAACAACCGCCCGGGCGTTATCGACATCAAAGGCGGCAACCTGCCGTCCAGCTGCAAAATTCACATCTTTGGCCCATGCACCAATCCGGCATTTGTGATTACAAAAAACGGCGAAAAGATTGCCGACGGCCGTGTGTATGTGCAGCTACTTGCAGGCAGAAAACTGGTTATCAACACCGACCCGGTGGAGATGGAAATTGCAGAATATACAACCAACAACGAATACATTGCCAGCAGATATCAGGACTCTGATTTTGAAACCGACAGAATTGTTCAGGTACCTGCAGGTGAAAGCCGCTTCACATTTACTCAGGATGGCAGCGGCGCAGTGGTTGCCTTTGTGGAGGTGAAAAAGCTTGTGTAAGATAGAATTTTTTGACGAAAATCTGCGTAATGTTTGTTCGCACATCATCAGAATAGATTCGATAGAATTTGATTATCTTACCTTTGAGCCTACACAGATTGTTATAAATGAAAAGTGTATGGCAAGACGTGGCTGTTTTGCCCGTATCAGCGGAGAAATCAGCTTTGAAGGCATTGTGTCAGACATCCAGCCGGGCAAATCTACCACAACAGCAGCGGTCAGACCTCTGCAGGCATTGTTTGATTTTGATGTGTTCAACACTGATTATACTGATGTAGCACAGTTCATCTGCGATGCAATCACCGACAATATTATCAGCAACAGTGACACATTGCAGAACAAGCCTTTGCAGATAACCAACAGCGCAGTTTCTGCAGCAAGGCAGATTACATCTGACAACAGCACGGTGAATCTGCTGTCCCTTATATCTTCTGCCCTCACAATTTACGGAATTGCAGTTGACTGCAAACTGAATTTTGCCAAAGGCAATGAAATGGTGATTGTGGAGATTAAGGAAATAAAAAACTCTGCTGTTATTGAAGCTGACAAGGACAACGTGCTTGAAAGAAGCATCACCCTTGGCAACGGCTACGGCAGTGCAAACAAAATAATCATACGCAAAACAGAAAAAGACAGTGAAACAGGCATTGTATCAGTTATTGATACGGTGCCTTTTTTCCTGCATACAGACGGGTCCATTTCTTCACAGGATACAGACAGAATAACACCTGTTTTCTGGACACTTGAAGATGTGGAAAACTGTGATGAGTGGGACGGTAAGGCATTGAGCAAAGCAATCGAAAAGCTGACTCCGCAAAAGTACGATAACGAAATTGTGCTCAAGCTGCGCAAGTCCGACAGCATTGTTCATCCAATGCTTATGTCAACGGGAACAGCGGTGGTTGTGTATTACGACAAAGTGCCGTACACATCAATTCTGACGGGTAAAACATTCAGCAAAGATACCGTCACACTTACTTTTGGCTGTGTGCGTGTGGCTCTCACCAAAAAGCTTATATTGGAAAGGAGAAATAAATGAGCATAGATTTAAAACAGACTGCCGGATGCAATGTCAAACCTATTGATGACGCAAGGCTTTTTGAGTTTATGTCACAGGGTAAAACAGGCATTGTGGAAGGAGTGGAAATCACCCACTTGGGTGCGAACCAGCTTAAAGTTTCATCGGGCTGGGGTATATGTCAGGGCAGAATGTTTGAAATTACCGAAGAAACAATAAATGCGCAGACTTCTGCAAATGGTGAACTCAAGGGGCGCCTTGTGCTCAACATCGACACAAGTGCCGATGTTCCTGCAACCTTTATTACGCAGGCAGCGGCATCATTGCCGGCACTGACACAGGAGGATATCAACGGCAGCGGCACCGTTTATCAGATGCCACTTGCGGAATACACAATTGACGAGCTGACAATCTCGGCATTGGTTTCGGTAACCCCAAGGATTGTAGCGGATGTTTCCGCCAAAACTGTTGGCGGGTATTGGTTTGACAAGACCGATGCGGACGGTAATCCGACAGATGAAATATATATACATTGGTACGAAGATGAGAACGGGAACGTGGTTTCCGCAATACCAATCACATAAAGGGGGAATAATATGGCTTATACGGAAAAGGCAAAGCAGCTTACGGGGTTTATCAAAAAAGCTGGGGATGTTATGACAGGCTTTTTGACACTGCACGCAGACCCGACAGCAAATATGCACGCTGCAACAAAACAGTATGTGGATAACAAAACGGGTATGGAGTTGTTATGGACAAATGCAAGTCCGACAAGTGCTTTTGCAGCACAGACTATATCAGTGGATTTAAGTAAAGGCGAATTATTTTTGATGAAAATAAAATATAATACAGTTACTAATTGGGTTATATATCTATTGTTTATGTCAAATGAAAATGGTTCTATTTTTAAAGTTAATCCTGCTGTGTCTCCATACAAATACGATATTTTGCTTAGAGACTTTGAGGTTAGTGGTAATAAAATTACTTTTACTGATTGCCAACATGCTAACGCACAGGAAGATCCGAACACTGCAAACAGTTTTTTAATACCGTGGCGTGTTTACCGCATTAAATAATAAGGAGGTTAATCTATGTACGCATTAAATCTTAATGAAGAAAAAAGAATTTTATCAGCATGTGTTGTGCTTCCTAATGGTGATTACACAGCTTATGAAATTGCTGACAGATTGCCTGATAAAAGCGATTTGCCAGAAGGCGTAACAGAAGAAAGAATTGATATTACAGACTTTTTGCGCAAAGACGGCAAATATATCTACAGCCCTTTGCCAAAGCCTGAACCTGTTGAAACAATCACAGAAGCACAGCGTCTTGAAGCGCTTGAAATGGCAATAGCAGAACTTGCAAGCGAGGTGTACAATGGTTAAATTTTATGTTTTACAGATAAAAATGGGCAGAATGACACTGGAAAATGTGCCTGTAAAATTTAGGGCAGAGGTTGAAAAAGCGTTGAAGGAGGGGTAATAATGGCATTTAAAATTCTTGATGTTTCATACTATCAGCCCAATATTGACTATGAAAAAACTTCTGCAGCGGTTGATGGCGTAATTCTTCGCATCGGGCTTACTTACTGGGGCGCACAGAATATGGGCGAGGATGAATGCTTTGAAAAGCACTATGCAGGTTTCAAAGCAGTTGGCCTGCCTGTTGGTGCATATTATTATTCTGCAGCAGACAGTGTTGCAGTGGCAGAAAGGGAAGCAGACTATTTTTTGAGTCTGCTCAAAGGAAAACAGTTTGAACTGCCTGTCTACTACGATGTAGAAAACAATCAGCGACAGGGCGGTTTGTCAAAAGAACTGCTGACACAGATTGTGGATGCTTTCTGCTCCAGAGTGCAGGCGGCAGGCTATTATGTAGGCTTTTATGCTTCAACAAGCTGGCTTAAAAGCAAAATGGACACAGTGTATCTTTCAAAAAAATACACACTGTGGAAGGCGGACTACCGTGCAGCCTATGACAAAACCATTGCTTGCGATATGCACCAGTACACTTCCCAGGGCGCAATTGCAGGCATAAATGGTAATGTGGATTTGAACCATTGTTACAAGAATTTTGTTTCAATCATCAAAAGCAAAGGCCTCAACGGCTTTGCACCGCAAGAAGTGGAAGACACTGCAATCGAAGGCAATGCACGTCTTGTTATCGGCCCGATTTCCAAGGGCGATATCAAAACAATGAGCGAATACCTTGCCGAGCTTGCAATACAGTGCGAAATCAACACAGAAGGCTACATCATCACAGCAGTGGAAGTGACAGCAGGAGACGTTAAGAAAATCATCGATAAGGCCAATGCAATCGGCAATGTGGCAGTGAATGAATACGTTGTGGACACATCGAGACCAGAGGCCTGCGCAGAGTGTGACTTGCTGGCGGCAAAACTGAAAGAAGCCGAAATGACATTTGCTGCCGAGCACGATGCAAAGGTGCATTTGCAGCAGCAGGCGGACAAGATGCTTAATCAGGTAGAAAACCTGCAGATAGAAAAACAGTCTGCAGTGGATGCGCTGCTTGATGCAGAGCAGAAGGCTCAGAACTATTACAGTCAGCTGATTGTGGCAAACAATGCACTGGCGGGTGAACGTGCTGTATGTGACGGCCTTAAAACTGAAAACTCTTTACTCACAGGCAAGCTCGAACAAATCAGAACAATTGTAGGAGGTTAATAAATATGAAAGTAGTAAATGCTATCAAAACATTTTTTGTATCAATATTTACGGTAATCAGCAGCATTTTGGGAACACTGACGGTCCCGTTCTTTTTCCTCGTTGTAACAAATGTAATCGATTACGCAACAGGGTTGATTGCGGCCAAACACAGGGGTGAACGAATCTCCAGTTATAAAAGTATCTGGGGAATTGTCAAAAAGGTGCTTATGTGGCTGCTTGTATATGTAGGTCACATTGTGGATTATATTCTCACTACAATGGGACAGACACTGCACCTTAATTTCAGTGTAGGCAGTGCTGTTGCATTGATTGTCATGTTCTGGCTTATGGTGAATGAGCTTATATCGATACTTGAAAACATTGATGAAGTGGGAGTACCTTTGCCACCGTTTCTGATGAAGCTTGTAAAATTGATAAAGGAAAAGACAGAGGAAACGGTAGATATCGAACCGGATATAAAACTGACACACAGTTGACACAGAACGGCAAGATTTATATTTAAAACAGTGAATTTAAATAATTTTCAAGTCTTGTCATCCGCACCAAAAGGTCTCGACCAAATCGGTCGGGACTTTTTTATTTTATAAAATAAATACTGATTATATAATTATAAATAATGAAAAGAGGGGATACATCAGTATACCCTCTTTTTAAGTTCCAGTATATTTTATTTTGTTTTGGCAGGGAAAATCCCAAGTGTTGCAGGCAGATATTTTTTGATGAAGTCTGACGCTTTCACACCAAGTATTACAAACAAAGCGGTCAGTGCCAGGCATTCTCCCTGTGTTGTGGATTGTATGCTGAGTCCAAGCATTGAGCCAACAGAATAAACAAAACGGTCAATCGGCAGCTGCATACAGCATATTACAAGGCTTGCTTTGCCTACATTCTGCAGAGGGGTTACATCCTGCAAAAGAATGGAAATCATTGAAAAAAGAAAAATTCCTACAAAAGCGTAAAAAGCGATAAGCAGTACAAGCACAAGATATACAGTAGGAATACCGGCTACTTCAGCAAAATAAGTGTATCCGTACTGATGGTGCATATAGGACAGAAATACAGCAATAAATATCAGAAGCAAAGGCCATTTTTTCTGCCATATAAGCTGGGGTTTGAGAGACAGATTGTTAAGAATATCTGCAAATGCATCACCTGCAGCATAGTAAATTAAAAATCTTACAGCATTGTCAATTCCCCATGGCAGCTTGTTGCCTTCGCTGAACAGACGGAATACAAAAGAAATTGCAATGCATACTGCAAAACGGAACCATTTGTTTTTTATAATTTTAAGCAGTGCCTGATAATAAATGCCAACAAAAAAGATGCAAGGCAAAAACCACAATGTTACCGCATAAGCATCAGTGCGCATACCAAGAACAAGCTGACGAGTCATTTTGGTTATGGAAAACTGTGTTTCGGTATTTACCAGAAATACAACAAGCATTGCAAAAAGGCCATATGAAAAATATGGTATCATTATCTGCTTGAAACGCTTTGCAGTATATGCTGCAAGACTTAAATCCTTGTTTCGGGATGCCATCAGACCACCTGCAAAGAAGAATGCATGAACCATAAATGAAAAAACATATGCAGCAAATTTGCCTGAAGCATTGAGATGGGCATATAAAATGAAAAAAATAGAAAATCCTTTGAATACATCTATCCAGTTGTAACGTACAGATTTAGTTTCCAAAAAAGATACCTCCGTTCGTTTTAAATACTATAGTTATTTTAAATATTTTATCATATCAATGTCACTAAATCAATTGATATCCCGATGTATGCAAAAAGCGATGCAAAGACACACTTTGCATCGCTTGATTTTATTATGTAACTTTAACGGATAACAGCTGCGGTCACGCTGATTTCCACAAGAAAAGCAGGGGAAGCAAGTGCTGCTTCAACACAAAGGCGGGCAGGTTCATTGTCCTGACTTACCCATGCGTCCCACACACTGTTCATATCCTTGAACATATTTATATCCTTGAGATAAACCTGCGCAGAAAGAATATGGTGTTTGTCACTGCCGTATCTTTCCAGCAGTATTTCAATTTTTTCAAGGATTTCTTTTGTCTGTTGTTTTACGTCACCGGCAGGGTTGGAGCAAAGCTGACCTGTAAGATACAGCACATCGTTGTGTTCAACCACATTGGAATATCTGCCATTGCCTTCAAAACGTCTGATAGCCATTATAACCTCCGAGTTTATATTTTACATATGTTAATACAAATCTAAATCGTTGTCGTTTTCAAATGTGATGTATTCTTCTTTGTTTCTGGAAAGATATAGACTTGCCAATGCGCCAAAAGCAAGAAATGCTACTGCAAGTTTTGCAAGAAAACCAAAAAATTTCATAGATAACCTCCGAATGATATGTTAAGTGTATTTGGATTCTTTAATAGTTCAGGACAACAAATTCCTGCATTGAACAGCATTTGCTGTCTGTCCTGTTGTCGGGGAAAAGACAGGCATAATCATCACTGTTTTTAAATGTTTTGTAAAAGTTGAGAAGTATTATGCTTTTTTCCTCAAGAAAAGTATGGAAATACTGTTCTATGAATTCTTTGCTGAAGGTGATTTCACCGCACCAGTAATAACCCTGCTGGTCATTTGACCTAAAAGAATGATATTGAACCTGACCGCCTGACAGGACAGTTGATGCATTGCCGTTTGTCAAAAGGAGTTTTTCAATGCCATCTATGCCAAATTCCATCTGCAGGCAGCTGTCACAACTGACAGGGTTCGGATTCAGACAAAGCTGCAAATCATTTTTGCCCGACGGCTCTTTGTCGAAACAGAAGGTGCACAGTTTTAAATCACCGTTTTGCACATATTGTTTGAGATAGCAGAAAACCATATGGTCTTCGCGGTCTGTATAATAGTTTGTTATTTTAAATGCACTTTGTGCATCCCATTCGATTTTATTGGGAGAAGTGTAAATAATTCTCTGCAAAGTGATACCTCACCTACGTATTTATGCCCGGTGCAACATATGTTGTATATGGGGCGTTAATTATCTATATATAGTATACCACATAATTTGTAAAATCACATAGGCAAATTCGTTTTTTTACAATTTTTTAACAGCTCAGCCTGTTTGTTTGTGCATTTTGACGTTTTTGTCTTAAAGATACATTATTAGAATAAAAAACCAGACGCAATTTGCCGAAAAACAGCTTTTGGTATTGAATTTTGTTAATAAAAATGTTACAATTTCAAATTGAAATAATAGGCTTTAAATTTTAAAGGCTTTGAATGGAGGATAATATAGTGGCAGTATTGAAAAAACT